AGCATTTCTTATTTCAGAAGAACCATTAGATTCATCTATTTGGTCATGGATAAGTTTTTCCATTCTTCTTGCAGCTCTTTGTGCAGGATTTAATTCTAATTCTTGTGGGTTAGCACTTACTCCATCTGTCAAAATACCAGCATCTTGTGCTTGGTCTTCTAGACTATCTTCAAAGATTCCGTTATAAAAAGATGCACCGGGTTTTAAAGTTCTACCATCACCTTCAAAACCAACATCATAAGGACTATCTATTCTATTACCTATATCATCTGGTATAGATGATTCAATGTCAGGTGTTGGATTATTAATATCAAGGTGAGCCATATCGGTTTCACCTTCTGGCATTTTAGTTTCTGATATACCAATAGGAAACTTACCTGTACCAAATATAACATCTACAAGTTGTCCAAATGCAGCTAGTACTTTAGTTTTAGTAATCTTAACAAATACTCTAGACTTTTCAGATTCTCTAAACTTAACACCTTTAGCATATAAACCTCTGTAGTTTTCATATGCTTTTATCCATCTCCGTTCATCAGTATCTCTAGCCATTTCAGCTAAAGAGTATCTATCTTTAATGATACCTATAAGATTTCGTTCTTGGTCTTCTTCTAAAGTTAGTGTTTTACCAGCTTCACCTTCTACATCTTCATAGATGTAATCAGCATTTAAAAATGTATTTTCTTCTACCATTTAATATCCAAATGTATTATCTGAAGGTTGATATATATCTGATTTAATCCTTAACATTCTATCTTGAGGATGGTCCATTCTTGGTCTACTCATTATTAAATATCTTAAAGCATCATACGCATGGTCTGCAGCTTTAGTATCTACATCTTCAGGATTTGTTTTAGATAAAGGTATACCTTGTAATTCTTTAATTATATTAACACAATTACTAAATATTTGCAACCTTGGTCTTCCACTTCCTTCTCGCTGTCTTAAGTGCTCATGTATTTGAGTTTTACCAGCTATTCTATTTTTATCAGCTCTTCGTAATTTATGTCCTTTATTGACAAGTATCTCGCCAATAGTAGGACCTGTATATCCAGTTCTTGACCATGCAGCAGTATCTAATACACCCGGAATAGATTTAATTTCGTTCTGTTCCATTTCGGTTATAGTGTCACCGAGTGCATCCCCTGTTAGACCTTTTCTGTATAACTCTCTGTATATAATGATGGTCTTATCATCGGGGTCTATAGCAGCCCATAGACAACAACTTTCTGCAGCATATCCATAGTCTAATCCTTTTAACCTTTCCCACCAAGTTGGTAATTCAAACGGAGGTATTACATGTACATCTGGAGTAAACTCAGCAAATGCTGCACCTTCTGCTACATCCCAGTTACCTTCTAGCAGTTGTCTTCTTTGAACTGCAGGTAAGGATTGTAACATCCTTTCGTATTCACCATCTTCAGCAAGGTAAGGATTATCCTGTAACAATGCTGGAATAAACTTTCTTGTTAAACCATCTTTGCCTTTAAATGTTGTATTAGGCTCAGATGCTTCTACATATCTTTTCTTTACCCATTGTGCACCTACACCACCGGGGTTAGCTGTACATCTTAAATAAGTTTGTAACTCTGGGTTGGTAGTTCTCAAACGAGAAGCTAAGTAATTCCAACCAAACTCTGTAGGTAAATGAGTTATCTCATCAAACCCTATCCAACTGTACGCTTGTCCTTGATACCTATATACATCTGCATCTTTTTCTAAGAAGCCAAATTCTATTTTAGCTCCTGAAGGAAAGTTCCAAAGTTTTTCTACTTCCCTAAACTTAGCACCTTTAAATGCTTTAGGGTAAAGTTCCCTAGACTTATCTATAAGTTCTCTTAACTCTGGCATTGACCTTCTTAGTATCAAAGCTCTATGTTCTGGTATGTGGCAAGAACGCAATGGGTCTATTAACATTGCAAAACTTTTACCACCACCTGCTGCTCCTCCGTATAAAACATCCTTTTCGGAAGCAGCTAAAAAATCTGTTTGAGGTCCATCGTTAGGCATAAATGCCACATAAGAACCTGTAGTATCTAAATGTTCTTGTATAGAATCAGGTAATACTTTTGTTTCTGATTCTGTTAAAACATTTGAAGTTAAAGCTTTTTCTTCTTTACTTACTTCTTTTTTAACTCTAGCTAAACTTCTTGTTAGCTTTTTAACCTTTTTAGTTTTAGTCTCTAATCGCTTTTTAGCTTGTAATGCTAACTTAACACTAGAGAGTTCACTATTTTTAGGTCTACCTACTTTTTTTGCAGTAGGCTTATGTTCCTTTATTATAGAGTCATTTGAGACATTTGTCAAGTCTTTTGTAGATTTTTTTCTCTTATCTACCATAAACTTTATCTACATATTTTTTTAAACCGGGTCTTGACATACCCTTACCAGTCTCTGCTTCTAGCCAATCTACTCCAATACCTAGACTTATTTCACCATGAAACACAGCTTCTGCTACATCTTTTAGTATAGTAAGCTCTTCAGGTATAGGTTTTAAATAGCCTTCAAAGTCTGCATCTAACTCATAACCAAATGGTATAGTTGATGAAGTTCTTCTTATATAATTATCAGGTATAAACATTAATTTACTCTTCTATACTCTCTAACTTTTCTTGCTGTTTTCTTTGGTTGCTTACTATGTTGTTTTCCTGCTGCTGTATCTTGTCTTTTCTTTGCTGTTGTAGCTGCATACTCTGAATCCGATAATGATTCAATCGCCTTCTTCGGGAGATACCTCTCACCCGTTTCCGAAGATTTCTTCCCACTTTTAGTTCCCCATTCTTGTTTGGTCCAACTTCTAAGACTTCGTTGTGATTTTGCTAGTGCCATTATTTATATCCACCACCTTTAGCTTTATATTCTTTTGCTAAGAGCTGGGCTTTCCGAGCCGACCATTGTCCGGGCTTACCTCCTTTAGAACCGGCTTTGATTTTCTCGAAAAGCCTCTTACGCATAGTAGGCTTAGTATAGTTACCAGCTTTATTAACAGTTGACTTTTTCTTTTTAGTCGTTGTCTTTTTTCTTGGCATTATTTACTCCTTTCTTTTTAAAAATCTTATCCCAGTTATCTTGGTATTGTTTTGAAAAAACATTTACTCTAGGTCTAGCACCTTTGCCACCCCAACTGTCGCTTTTACCATAGATACTTTTTCTAAAAACTACTTGACTAGCTTCATCATTACCTATCTGTGGCATGTTACTTTATCTTTGTCATTATCATAGTTTTTACTTTAGTTATCCATTCAGGCTTTAATTTATTAATTAAAACACCAGTAACAACTGATAAAACTATAATTGTAATTAAAATTTCCATATATTTACTCCTTATAATAATTATGTTTTCTATGTGCTGTTTTCTTTTCCCAATCTTCTATTGCATGTCTTATACTATCTTCTGCTAGTACACTACAATGTAATTTAATTGGTGGTAGTTCTAAAGCTTTAGCTATATCTTTATCTTTGATAAGTTTAGCTTCTTCTATAGTCTTACCTTTTAACATATCTACAAACATTGTAGAGGATGCAATAGCACTTCCACATCCATATGTTTTAAACTTGACATCTTCTATAACATCATTGTTTAATTTAATCTGTAGTTTCATAACATCTCCACATGCAGGTGCACCCACCATACCTGTAGCAACATTAGGGTCTTTAGGGTCAAACCTTCCAACAGAATGTTTCTGTGGATTGTTTAAAACACTTTCAAACCTATCAACTACTTTTTGTGAATACGCCATTACTTACACATCTTCCAAACTTTATTTATTCTTCCACACTTCATAAACTTGTGTATCTTATTAAATAATTTTACCATTTAACCTTATCAGCCCAATAAGCTGCTGACATTTTACCTCTAGCAATATTCTTAGCGTGTCTAGCTTTAAAGCTTCTACGCTTTGCTTTCATTCTATCAGATTCACCTGCTTTAGGTTTACCTGCAGTCTTCGCACCTTTTTGACCAAACCTAATTAATTTTAAAGTATGTCCAACTTGAGCTAATACCATGTGTGATTTAGTTTTATGACCCGGAGTTCTTTTAGGTTTGTTTACTCCTGCTAGTCCATGTTTCTTTAATAAAGCTTTTTTTCTATTTTCGTGTGCCATTAGTGTATTGTTTCCTTTTGTTCTGGTAGTGTATAACTTAGTTCATGTAGTTCACCAATAATAGTTAAAGCATACATGTCAGCTATTTGCATAGCTTTGTCCATAGTTTCTGCTTTTATATATGGTCCTATTAAAGGTTGGTCATCTTTAATAACTTCAGTCAGAAATATCTTCATATTCTCCTTCTTCTAAATCTAAAGGTTCTTTATCCGGCATTAAAAATATACCACCACTATTAACATTATGATTTACATCTACTCTTTCTACTTTACCTACACCTACTCTATCTAATAAAGTCTGTGCAGCAGCGAGTTTATTGTTAGCTTGGATAATAGGTCGTTTAGAATCCATTATCTCTACTAACTTAAAAGCTGCTTTAGGTGCAGAGTTAGCTAATACTTCTTGAGTTAGTTCAAGTATCTCAGACTTTAAAGTCTTTACAACATGATGATAGTGTGAAGAGTACCCAGCAAGTTTTGCAGCCTCTTTAGCATCCCCTTGTGTTTCTACAAGGTGCGTAAGAAAAGCCTGTTGCTTATCAGTTAGTTCTCTTTTGTTATGTGTGTTATCTATGCTTGGAAGTATAGCCATGTGTATTAGTATATAGTCATAAACCAGTTTTGTCAAGTCTTTTAAAATATTTCTATAAAACTATTGACAAAATGCGATTTGAGGTATATAATAACATTGTGCCCTCCCGGGTTCAATATAGTACCTATCTGGTACTTTTTTTACTTTCCCATTTATCAATAAACACACTAAAGACTATGAAGTTTTTGTAGTTCAATACCCCTATATTAAATCTAATTAATCCTTAAAAGGTTTTGAAGTTTATATAGCCGGGTCGTAAACTAGATAGCCCTATCTGGTTAATGGTGTTTTTCTAGAATTTTGTGTAACCAGTACATATATATACCCCCCACCCCCCGTGCATCCTGCCCACCCCATACTGTATAAATGTACAGTACTTCAAAGACTTATAAGACATTATAACTACAGCTTATATATCACTAGAACTTATAAGACATTATAACTTTACAGATTTGATAGATTTTAAAATCAAGGGAAAGCACATCAAAGTTTTTTATAGCCTGTATAATTTTTATACAACGAACAAGTTTACAAAGATGGTAAGATTTTGAAGTGATATTACCACCATCAAAAAGTGTCATACTATGTCATACTTCAAAGCCTTATAATACATTATAAGCTACATCAATAATACAGTTCTGCTCATCAAG